TAATCTTCCTTCCTTATTTACTATGGCTGCTGCTAATAAGGAAGCTATTCAAATCAGCTAAATAACCTCTAAGGGGGCTTAGGACTAACATCCTAAGTCCCCTTTTTTTGTACGCTTCCACATTCCAACACAAGCAACACAAGCAACACACCTCCACACCTCCACACCGCCAACACACAGCCCCTCTACTATCATCAGATTGAGTCCGCCTTACCCCCACCCACCTTCCACTTTTCGACACGTTCTGTTGACGTGTCTATACTTTCGACATATTAGCTAAAACATGGGGCACTTAACACAGGAAACGCTAAACGAAGATATGCTTACGTTAGGCGTAGGTAGATACAGGTCAAAGGTAGAAAGCGCAAAAGGACGCGAAGCTGAAGTAGAAACAAAATATGGACAAGCGTTAATGCGGAACGCTCTCCCTCTATACACTGAAAAAATAGAAAAATGGAAACAAGAGGTTTCAACCTACCCAACTCCCGCTAAGTACCAACTGGATATTCAAGAGCTTCCTTCAAAAGTAATCTCCTTCATTGCGGTAAAATCCATTATAGACAGCATCACAAAAAGACGCTCTTTAGCCCAAGTAAGTATTTTTCTAGGCGCTCGTATTGAAGACGAATTACGCTGTAGGTTTTTGCTAAAAAATAATGAGGCAAAAGGCCAAGGGATTCTTTTAGGGGCTAGGAGAAGAAAGGGGTTAAAAGCAAAAGTCAGGCACGTTCGCTCTTCGATGAAGAACGAAGCAAAGAAAGGTTTAATGCCTGAGTTTGAGAAATGGGGGACGAGAGATAAGCTCAACATGGGACTAAACGCTGTAGAACTTTTCAGGTACTGCACTGGTTTAGTCGAATACGTCTATGTTTTAGAACGCGCAGGGAGAAAACCTACAAGATTTGTGGCTCCCACTAAAGAACTGCTCGAATGGATTGAGGAGTATAATGAAAAGAGAGAACTGGTCGAACCATTTTGGTTACCTACTGTCGAAACGCCTGAACCGTGGACAAACATATGGACAGGCGGTTACCCAGACGATGAAAGACTACCTACGTTATCTTTTATCAAGAGCACTAACATGGATTACCTCCGTTCCATTGAAGGACCCCTCAAGGAACCAATGGAAGCGGTTAACCTCATCCAACAAACGCCTTGGGAAATAAACTCACAGGTTAAGGAGGTGATGGAATGGGCGTGGGACAACAACGTAACCATAGGCGACATTCCAAACAGGAAAGACGAAGAGTTCCCTCCGCTTCCAAAAGACTTTAAGACAAACAAAGAAGCCAACACAAACTGGCGCAGGGCTGCTGCAAAAATATACGACCTCAACCTTTCCACCAAGTCGCGCCGATTACTCACCGCCAAGGTGCTGCACTTAGCGAAAAAGTTTGAAGGCAATAGGTTTTTCTTTCCTTCTAATGTTGATTGGAGAGGGCGCGTCTACAACATCCCCGCCTTCCTTAACGTCCAAAACGCTGACCCATCTAGGGGGCTCTTGCAGTTCTACCGGGACGAAAAGATTAAGGACAAAGAGTCAGCTCGATGGCTGGCGATACATGGAGCGAACACTTATGGGTTTGACAAGGTTACACTAAGCGAGCGCGAGAGCTGGGCTTACGACTACGCGCCTGAAGCAGAGCGCATAGCGGACGACCCCACGAGTGTCTTGTCTTGGAAAGATGCTGACAAACCGTGGCAGCATTTAGCTTGGTGTTTCGAGTGGGCTGAATACATAAGGAAGGGTTCCGTAAAAACTAAACTAGCTTGCGCCCAAGATGCCACCAACAACGGGCTGCAATTACTCGCTTGTCTAACTAAATGTGAAGACACCGCATACGCAACTAACGCTGCTCCCACGCCCTACCCCCAAGACATCTACGCTGTGATTGCGGAGCGTGTTGTAGTGAAGTTGAAGAAGGACGTAGCGAATGGGAACAGCATGGCAGCTAAGTGGCTCGACTTTGGTATAGACCGCAAAGCCACGAAGCGCCCTACTATGGTATACCCTTACGGAGGTACGTTCTATTCATGTAGAGCCTATGTAGATGAATGGTATCAAGACAGGCTCAGAAAAGAACAAGCGACCAATCCCTTTGGAGAGGGAGAAAGGTATAAGGTTACTGGTTATTTATCCAAGCATGTATGGCGCTCTATTCACGAGGTGTTCGACCGCCCCACTAAGTGCATGAAGTATCTACAAGAGGTAGCGAAGGTGCTTACTCGCGCTGGTAAAGATGTTACGTGGGTGAGCCCTACAGGGTTTCCTGTTCTACAGCATTACACCAAGCAGGTCAGTAAGTCTGTCTCGACGCAGATTTCAGGAGAGGCTACATGGGTAAACTTCAGGGACAGCACTGATGAGCTGAGCTTAGCAAGGGCTAAACAGGGTATCTCCCCTAACTTCGTTCACAGCATTGACGCTAGTATCCTAGCGAAGACGGTAATCGAGGCAAACGCCCGTGGAATATGGGACTTTTCGTGTATTCACGACTCGTTCGGTACCCACTCAAACAAGTCCCAAGACCTAGCAGACGCCATAAGAAAATCAGCTTCCGACATTTTTTCCGTTGACTTGCTGGAAGAACTGGACAATTCCTTGCGGCACTCCAACCCCGAGTTGGAGTTCCCAGAGTTACCTGAGTATGGAACCTTTGACCCAACAACAGTCAAGCATAGTCAGTATCTCTTCAGTTAGAACAAACACTAATAACAACACATAATGAGCAAGAACGCCATTAAACTAGTAAGCCCTATTGGGACCGCCGTATACCCGAAACTCGTACACCCTGACACCGCCTTCGATGAAGCGGGAGTTTACAGCTGTAAGCTTCACGTTACGAAGGAGGAGTTTGAGGAGTTCAAGGCTAAGGTAGACCCTCTTGTTGAAGCCGCCTACAAAGCAGAGTGCGAGAAGCAAGGTAAGGAAGTTCGTAAAGCACAATCCAACCCGGTCAGAATCACTGACGATGGGGACTATGAAATCTTCGCCAAACAAAAAGCGAAGGTCATCACTCGTAACGGAGAGACGTTGGAGTTCAACATCCCTCTGTTCGACAGTCAGGTTAAGCCCATCCTTGACCAGCCTAAGATTGGCTCCGGTTCAAAGATTAGGATGAGTATGACTTTTAATCCTTGGTTCGTTTCCTCTCAAGGGTTCGGTTATACCTTGCGCTTGAGAGAGGCTCAGGTTCTTGAGCTTGTTGAATACTCTTCAGGTAGCGGTGCCTCCAGCTTCTCAGCAGAAGCAGACGGTTACACCACAAGTGGAGAAGCTTTCTCAGACGTCCTGAATGACGAAGAAGAAAAAGTCTCGCCGTTCTAAGTCGGGCTTTCGTTCGCGTTTCGAGGAGAAGGTAGCGAGTCATTTAGATAAGATGGGCGTTGCCTTCTCCTACGAGACCGAGAAGCTGACCTACACGGTCTTTAGAACCTACAAGCCTGACTTCATCCTACCCAACGGAGTCATCGTAGAAGCTAAAGGCTACTTCACATCAGCAGACCGGACAAAGCATCTACGAGTTCGTGAAGCACACCCTGAGTTGGACATTCGATTCTGTTTCCAGAACGCGAAGAACCGACTCAACAAGAGCAGCAAGACAACCTACGCTGACTGGTGCGACAAGAATGGATTTGAGTGGTGCGAGAAGGTCATACCACTGACATGGGTTTCGTAAACACACACCAGCCATGCGAGGAATGCGGGAGCAGCGATGGATTAGCCATCAACGAAGACGGGAGCACCAAGTGCTTTGTCTGCGGACTGTTCACGCCTCCTTCTGGCGAACAAACACACACACAAGAAATGAGTACAACAGCGGGGACGGTTCCCCAATTCCTACAGGGGGACTTCATGTCCATCCCTACAAGAGGCATACACAAGGAAGTATGTCAGCGGTATGACTACCGCATCGGTTCCCACTTAGGGAAAGACTGCCACATCGCTACCTACCGAAACCCGGAGCGTAGTATTGTAGCCCAGAAGGTCCGCTTTGAAGGTAAGGACTTCACCGCCATAGGTAGTCCCACTTACTTCTGGGGTCAGCACCTCTGGCCCAACGGAGGTAAACGTCTGACGGTTACCGAAGGTGAGATTGATTGCCTTACAGTAGCTCAAGTAGTTGGGGAAGGTAAGTGGCCGGTGGTTAGTTTACCTAGTGGAGCGCAATCAGCTAAGAGCGTTTTCAAAAAGCAGCTAAAGTGGTTGGAGAAGTTTGAGGAGATTGTCCTCATGTTTGACAACGACGACGCGGGTAACAAAGCCGCCGAGGAGTGCAGTCATATCTTACCTGCTGGTAAGTGTAAGATTGCACACCTAACCATGAAGGACCCCAATGAGATGCTCATGGAGGGCCGTAGTCGAGAGCTGGTAGACGCTTACTGGCAAGCCAAGGTATGGAGACCTGACACCATCATGGAGGGCTCCGACCTGTTTGACCGTCTGACCACCACCAAGGTGAACGATAGCGTTCCTTACCCTTGGGTAGGGCTTAACGAGAAGACGCACGGGCTGCGCCTTGGAGAGATTGTCACCGTGTGTGCTGGGTCAGGCATTGGTAAGAGCGCCGTCACCAAGGAGATTGCTCACCACCTAATCAGGAATACCTACCGCAAGATTGGCTACATCGCCTTGGAGGAATCCATTGAGCGAACAGCCAACTCCATCATAGGACTGGAGATGAACAAGCTCCTTCACCTTGAGCCCATCAAGGTGGATGAAGATTACAAGACAGCCTTTAAGGAGACTGTGGGTAACGGACGTATGTTCTTCTACGACCACTGGGGTTCCCTTGAATCAGAGAACCTACTGAACCACATACGCTACATGGCTAAAGCTCTGGGCGTTGAGTATATTGTCCTAGACCACCTTTCCATTGTTGTCAGTGGTATAGACAGTGGAGACGAAAGGCGGCTCATCGACAACACGATGACCAAGCTACGTGGACTAGTTGAGGAGTGTAAGCTTGGGTTGGTATTGGTTAGTCACCTCAAGCGTCCTGATGGGCGCGGCCATGAGAACGGTGCAGAGACTACCCTAGCTCAGCTCAGAGGTAGTGCCGCCATAGCTCAGTTATCTGATTGCGTTGTTGGGCTAGAGCGTGACCAGCAAGACCCAGAGTCGCGTCATCTAACAAACGTGCGCGTCTTGAAGAACAGGTTCAGTGGAGACACGGGCCTAGCAACCACACTTCGTTATAGCCAAACGACAGGCAGACTGGTAGAAGCGGAGATTACACAAACACAAGAAAGCAGCGATGATGAAGAAACCCCCTCTTTCTAAATGGAATATAATAGCGACTTCCGCTATGACCTCAAAGTCGGACAAGTGGCTGAGCAAGCTCTTGCGAAGATATTTGAAGGAAAAAAAGTTGAAGTTAAACGAGACAGGAAAGCCAAACTTACTGGGAATGTATTTGTTGAGTATGAATCCAGAGGCAAACCCTCAGGGCTCGCTACTTCGGAAGCAGACTACTGGTGCTTTGTCGTTGAAGAAACTTTCATACTCCTTGCCGCCGAGCGCCTCAAAGAAATTGTCGAGCCCCTTAAAGGTACGGACAAAGAGAGAAGGGGCGGCGATAACAACACATCGGTAGGTGTCCTTATTCGGATAACAGACCTCATCAACACACAACGAAAATGAAGAAACTAATAGTCGATATCGAGACCAACGCCATTAAGGACTGGGAACGATTGACTGACCTACACACCATACACTGCATCTGCATACAGGATGCTGATACCGGGGAGCTGTATTCATACAACAGCCAGACTGAAGGCGCTCTAGAGAGAGCTATGGAAATCATCGGCGCATCCGATACCGTTATAGGACACAACGCCATTGGGTTTGATTGGCCTGCTCTAGTGAAGATGGACAAGAACAAAGTCTTGGATGTCTCACCTCCCTTCGTAATAGATACCAAGGTTATGGCCGCTTGTATCTTCCCTGACAGGAAGAGCAATGACTTCAATGACGAGACCTTCCCGCGCAACCTAGCAGGGAGTCACAGCTTGAAAGCTTGGGGCTTACGACTAGGAGTACACAAGGATGACCACGGGGCTACTGAAGATTGGACTGAGTGGAGTCAGGAGATGCAGGACTACTGTGAGCAGGACGTCCGTGTTACTTACGAGCTTTACTCTTACCTTTCCGGTCTATCTCCTAGCAAGAAGATGCTTACCATAGAGCATGAGTTCGCCAAAGCTATCCAAGTTCAGGTGGCTAACGGCTTCCCCTTTGACGAAGACAAAGCTAGAGACCTAGCAGCTACGTTAATGAAGCGTAGGGTAGAGCTTGAGGAAGAGCTACAGGAGTTGTTTGAGCCTACAGTGGTTGAGACCAAGACGCCTATATGGAAGACCCCTGACGGGGAAACATGGAAGACCAAGAAGAGCGCCGTAGAAGCTGGGCACAAGCCGGGGGATATATTTAAGGAAGGGTTCAAGACCAAGTCTATACCCTTCAACCCCGGAAGTAGGGACCAGATTGCGGAAAGACTAATGGCAGATGGCTGGAAGCCCAAGGCGTATGAAGGGAAGCGGCCTGAGATTAACGAGGTTGTCCTGAAGGAGATTGGGACACCAGCATCTGACAAGCTACTGGAATACCTACTCGTTCAGAAGAGACTTGGTGCGCTTGCTGAAGGTAAGAATGCTTGGATGGGCATGGTTAAAGACGGGCGCATCCACGGTAACGTAAACACACATGGGACATACTCTGGACGATGCTCTCACTCGAAACCTAACCTAGCTCAAGTTCCCGCTACACGCGCCCCTTACGGGGGAGAATGCCGGGAGCTGTTCAAGGCTCCAGATGGTAAGGTTCTTGTGGGAGCTGATGCTTCAGGAATCGAGTTGCGAGTATTAGCTCACTACCTAGCCCAATGGGACAAAGGGAGTTACGCCAAGACCATTGTTGAGGGAGACATCCATACCGCTAACCAAGAGGCAGCAGGGCTGAGCACCCGTGACGAAAGTAAAAAATTCATCTATATGTGGTTGTATGGCGCTGGTAATAAGGCACTTGGAGAGATTGTGGATGGAGGTGAGCGCGAGGGTAAGGCTCTCAAAGAGCAGTTCCTTCGCAAGATACCAGCCGTAAGAAGCTTGATGGAAACCGTGGAGAGGAGGGTTACCAATGGGGGGACTTTGACTGGGCTTGATGGGCGCATCCTTCCAGCTAGAAAAGCTTTCTCAGCTCTTAACCTACTGTGCCAATCAGCAGCGGCGGTGATTATGAAGCAAGCTCTCATTGAGTTTACCAAGGTAGCTGATGACTATGAGATGCACTGCAATGTCCACGACGAGGTTCAGTTCTCCTGTGACCCTGACCGTGCTGATGAGCTTGGTCAGTTGTTTGTGGACAGCATTAAGAAGGCTGGAGAAACGCTAGGAGTCCGCTGCCCTCTTGACGGGGAATACAGCGTGGGAGCTAACTGGAAGGAGACACACTAATGGAAGACACACTACTAGTTGTTGACGGAGATATGCTGGCCTATCGGGCTGCGTTCGCCAGTGAGTATGAGACCAAATGGGACGACGACCACTGGACCCTCATGTCCTCTGAGACTGAGATGAAGGCAGAGGTGGACAGGTTTTTTGACAACCTGAGTAAGACGCTAAGGTCAGACAACATTCTACCAGTATTCTCTCCAAGGGAGAATTTTCGTTTAGAATTGTTCCCTGAGTATAAAGCTAACCGAAGAGACAAGCGAAAGCCTCTAGGTCTTCGTTGGTTGGTGGAGTGGATACAGTGTACATACAGTGGAGTTACCGCTGAGAACATGGAAGCGGACGACTTAATAGGAATCCTATGCACCAGAAACCCTACAAATACAGTGGCAGTCTCTGGCGACAAGGACTTCGGAACTCTCCCTATTGCTTGGTATAACCCCCTGAAGGACACCAAGAAGATGAGCAGCCCTCAAGATGCCGCTGACTTCCACCTAGTTCAGACACTAGCCGGGGACTCCGCTGACGGTTACATGGGCGTCAAGGGTATAGGAGAGGTGACGGCTAGGAAGCTTCTGGACAAGAAGGGCTACACATGGGAGACCGTGGTAGGAGCTTATGAGAAAGCAGGGATGACCGAGGACGATGCGCTTCTTACAGCTCGTCTGGCCTACATACTACACGACAAGGACTACAACGAGAAGACCAAGGAGATTACCCTCTGGACCCCTAAAAAATAAGGCAAGGTATATATGACACAGGAAAACATTTTTCCTTTTATTCCAAAAGAATTACTCCAAGCTTTAGAGGAGAGATTCCCAAAGCAGGACTTCGGCCCCGGAGAGTCTATACGAGAGTTAGACTACCACTACGGGCAAAGGTCTGTTATAAGGTTTCTCTTTACCAAGATGGAGGAACAGATGGAAAATTCATTAACCTCAATACCAGATATATAAAATGTGTTTAGGCGGCTCTGACCCACCACCACCCTCTCCAGTTCCGACTCCTCCCCCACCTCCTGCGAAGAAGGTCAAAAAGGTAAAGAACCCAGCGCTGAAAAAGCGACAGCAAACTAGACGGAGAGGTGGTATGAAATCCATGACGATTAACAGAACCACTCCTAACATAGGCTCTAGAGGCTCTGGTGCTACTTATTAACCATGAAAGTATACGGAAAAACATTTACCAACCCCGGTACTAGCTCCACTACAGCTATCGATTGGAACGGTGGAACAGGGATGTTCGCAGTTCAAGGTACGTTTGCGGATGCGACGATTACTCTTCAACATAAGCTAGGAGGAGTTTGGCAGGACATTGGAGCAGACGCGACCCTCACGGAAAGTGGGGCCACTCTGTTCACTACCTCATCTACTCAGTTACAAGTGACTGAGACTGGAGGTACTGGTGCTACTATTACTGTTGTAGTCAGTCCTGTTTACGAGAACAAAGCGTCCTAACTGATGCCTAAAACCACTGGACTTACCTCTACGTTAACCCGTGGGTTGACGCAGGACCTCTTCAAGTCGCCTCCCTCTACGGTAGTCGCGCCGCTACTTGACGTAGATGGCATGGCTACAGCCGCTGCTGGGTATAGCGTAAGGAAGCTAAGGGCGGCTTATTCTGGTAACGCCTTGAAAGTTAGAAGAGCGTCTGACAGCGACGAAGCTGATGTGGCTTTCGACGCTACTGGTCAGGTATCTTCTACGTCAGCTATTACTGTTACGTCTGGAGACTACAGCGGTACTATGACTTTGGGTGACTTTTTGTCTGGAACTGAAGGGCTGGTAACTACGTGGTATGACCAAGTGGGTTCTAATAACGCTACTAATTCAACAGCCGCAAAGCAGCCTTCTTTAAGGACCGGAGGAAGTACTACTGTGGGCACCTCTGTAGAGCTACAGTTCACTAACTCATCCAACCAATATCTTGCGTCTAACTTCGCGCATAGCAACACAGACGACACCAGAACTCAGCTTGCGGTCGTACAAGTAAACTCTTCTGTTCACGCTACAGACTACTACGGTCTCATTGGTAACCGTTATTACCAAGCTTACGGAACGGAAGTTTATTACCGTAATGGTTATTATACATGGAGTATTGGGCAAGCTTCAGATAACTCTTATCAGGAACAGACCTCTTCTAATGGAGCTAGAGCAGGGCAGAAAGACATTGTCATAGCTTCATACGAACCAAGTCTGTCAACGAACGAACAAAAGATTCGTGTAAACCAGACGTTGACTCAGACCAACTGCACCAAAGATGTAAACGATTACGGATACGGCCCGCTTCAAATCGGGCGTAGATGGGCTTACCAGTCTGACGGAGCTACTGACAGAACCTTCTACGGTAATGTTTACGAAGTTGTTCTCTGGGCTACAGCCTTGTCGTCTACTAACGCCGCCGCCGCTGAGACCAACACAATGGCGAAATTCAGTATAGCCTCCTTGTAAAATGGTTAGGTTTATTAAATATCGAGCAAAGACCACCGCTGAAAAGCGCAGCAAGGAAATATGGGAACAAATGCTGGGCTCTCCGGTTTCCACAACATCAACCACTAAATATTTTTACGACTTTGTAGCGTCCTCCAAAAGCTTTGGAGGGTCTTATATGCTTATACACGACGACGGCGCTTTACTAAACGAGGACGAAAAAACAAACCTCGATGAAGAAGAATGGAGCCAAGAAGACTTTGATGCTTGGTTACTTAAATATGGCCCAGTCGATTCTCAAAATTAAATGAACCCTACATCAGCGGAAGCGCAATACGTCTCTCTTGAGAGCGACAGAAGACCGTTCTTAGACAGAGCTAGAGACTCTGCTAAATTGACGCTACCCTACATAATGCCCGAAGATGGGCATAACGCTCACTCAAGGCTTAATACACCCTTTCAGGGCATTGGAGCAAGAGGAGTCAATAATTTAGCTTCAAAGTTACTACTAGCCTTACTGGCTCCTAATGCCCCATTCTTCCGTCTTAACTTTGACGAAAATGTATTAAGGCAAGAGGGAGCCACCGAAGACATTATTACCGAAATGGAGTCCGCTTTACAGCGGGTCGAAGAGTCGGTAATGGAAGAGGTGAGTAGACAATCTTACAGGGTAGGCATCCATGAAGCTCTCAAGCACCTCATCGTTTCTGGGAATGCTCTTTTGTATTTACCAGAAGATGGGGGCTTGAGGGTCTTTCATTTAGACAGGTTTGTTGTGCAGAGGGACCCTATGGGGAACCCCTTGAAAATAATCACAAAGGAAACTGTTTCCTATAATACCCTAAGTGAAGAGTTCAAGGTAGCAGCAGGGTTGCATGAAGACGGCGCTCCTGACAAAGACTGCGACCTGTTCACTTCGG